CCACAAACCGCCTGGTACTCTGCCTCAATAAGTGCTCTTTTTTCTTCGATTGCTGCCTTCTTCTTAATGAGTCCCACACGGTCATCGTAAGGCTCTATATCGAGTTTTAAGATACAAGCATAGTTAAGTCTTAACCATCCCTTCAAAAGCCCTTTATACCGTGTTACAGCCAATGTCTTAGTACCTGCAAACAGCACAGGGACCCCTCTATTATAGAGTGAATCTATCTTCCCACCGCGTGACTCAGGCGAAGCCCCTATATGATTTACGTTACGCTTTTTTCCATTGAAAAGAGGAGTATAAAGTAAATATTCTGAAAGCGTACACTCAGCTATAACTATCATCATACTAAACCGGGCATCTGCTCGGAACCTTTCAATTTCTCTATAAAAAACATCACACCGTTCAGGGTTTATCAGTGTTCCATAAAGGTCATGCGGTCCGCTTCTTCCTTCTTTCCCGCCCTTCCTCTCAACTAAAATAGGAATCCAGCCGGAAACACCGCCGCCACTGAAATAAGCCTGGTAGTCTCCAACTTGGTAATACGGCCATTTTTTAGGGGAGTCGCCGCACTCATAGATTGAGCCATTCGTTATAGTGCTCAACCGCATACTGAAATGTCAAATCTTTAATAAATCCCGCCGCCTTAGTCCTAGAACATTTCCAGCAGACATGAACGTTATCTTTTGACATGACCGAGGCGAGCGCATTCTCTTTAGATACAATCATTTTCTTAATTTGATCGTGGTTATATCTGCATACAGGCGGGTAATAAGTGACCCATTCAGGCATATCACACTCTATAAAGATATACATGTTTTTTAAGATGGGGTCTGCCTTGAATGTATTGATCTCTCTTTTAAATCTTCTGTAGTTCTCGCCCACGAAAAGCGTACCATGCCAATCTTCTTTACTTTTCCTTTCAATTCCGAAAGATAGCGGTATCCATTCGCCATTAAGGCAGATATACGGCCAATAATCAAGAACCTGCTTCCTGTTCGTCTTGTCTTTCGTTTCCATCGTTCCTACAGGAAGCCCAGTTTCTTTCTCAGTATATGGTTTCTGCTCGTTTCCTGCGGCATCCAGGCGAAAAGAGCAATGTTCTTTGATAAGTCGCTTGGTCCATCTGTGGATTGCTTCTATATCTTTATCACGATCTTGAGAGAAACCAAATTCAATAGCTTTATGTTTGGCTGAGATATTTTCTATGAGCTTTTCTTTTGTGAGTGCAGCAGCCATTACCACAACCCCTTCCTTCTAGCCCACATCCTCACAGTATTAATTTCTACCAGCTGGTCACCGACTTCCTCCCGTATTTTCTTTGTTGAAAATCCCTTACGGGATAACTCGATTATTTTTTGTGTATGGTTGCGAGAATTTACCTTCCCAGATGGGTGCGTCTTCCGAAACAATTCCCAATTCTCACGCTCTTTCTCAGTCAGTGGCATGAGTTTCAGCCTCCATTACCTTTTTAATCTTCTCGATTGCTTCGGGATACCAAAAACGCAGGAGTGCAGCAGTCGCCCGCATCACCGAGCCCTCCTTACAAACTGCCTATAAGATCCACAATAAGCCCCACCTCGCTTCAAACAAAAAGGAGAATGTCGGTCATATTCTCCACAACACTTTCGGAATTTGCAGGACATTACTCCACCCCAAACAGATTATTAAATTGCCCTAACAGACACTTCAAAAGAGCCTGTTCTTTGAGTGTGATTTCTTCCCCCTTCGAAGGCTGCCCGCAAAAAGAACAGTATTTCTGGATTCTTGTATTTCTCTTTTCATCAGCAAGGGCTAAATCCCTCACCATAGTCGTATCAAATTCACTCATCTTATTGGCTCCATGATTTTTTTAAAACTCTCTCGGAAATATACGGCATCCGTCAATCCCTGCTTTCTTTAGATCAGCCCGGACAAGTGGGTAAATAGGATTCCCACACACACAGCAAACGGGCACTTCTCGCTCGTCCCATGTAAAAACAGTTACATCATCATTTGTGGATATGTCTCTGAGTATCCGGCAAAAACTTTCCCCGGTTTCAGTGTTCTTTATTTTTATAAAAAGATCGGAATGTAAAAACAACCGTTCAGCTTCACGCACTTTTAGAGCTTCGGTGTTTGAGAGATGCCGGACGGTGTTATTTTTAATCCCGCTTTTTTCTTTTTCGTAAAATATGGGGAGGCTCTTGAATGTTATTTTATCCATCTGAACGAACATGTTTAAGCCTCCAAAGGCGAAACCATTACCCACCCATACTTATATTTCGCAAGCAGTGGGTAATAATCACCATCTTCATAAGGCAACTTCACATTCGACAAATAATATTCAATCTTCCCAAGAGTCTTCAGATAATCAAAATAATCAGTATTGAATACCGCTCTCTTATCCTCATCCCTGACAGTTACCTTCTCAAGCCCGAAATCAATTTTATTACAGTTGATTTTATTTTTATCATTGAAATATGCCTGAAGATTCTCAGGGAATAGTTCAGGACACCTTGCTTTCATCAGGATTTTATCAGGGCTGGATACAAGCAGCCCGTCTTTTACTTCTATAAGATCTAGATCTATCAAATTAAAACGCCCCCATGCAAAAATTAAATATATGAGGATATACTATTCTACAGGGAGTACAATTCGGCAATGACACGCACATTCTTTTCAGAGTGATACTCATATTTTCATCTCCTTTTTTGGGTTTCTTGTGACATACACAAAACCCATTACTGCCCAATAACCTAAAACAGATGCGAGAGAAAGGAAGAGGGTGAGGTTTTCTGGATTCACGCCCCCACCTCGTAAACGGCTTCTATGACTTCACCGCCCATCTCGGCAGCATCATACATACCGCCAAACTCAGACGGGAACGCTTCTCTTTTACCCTGGACTATAGCAACTTTCCTTATCATAGTAGCCGGCTTTGAAATCCAGAGAGACTGTTTTGAGTTATATTCATCAAGAGAAACCTCTGAAACATAAGGCTTACTTCTATCCTTCCTGTAGATCTTAGCCCATCCTCCCACAAGAGTTTCGCCTTTCATTAAGAAAGTGCCTTCACGCCTCTCAAGCACTCCAGTATCATTTTTAATAATGATTCCTGCCTCGAATCCATCAAACTCAGGGTGAGACTCAGCCCTTCTCATGTAGGCTTCCTTCCCGACTACCATAGTAGCTTTATTCCCGAACTTGATAAGGTATGCTTCATTCAAGAACGGATTGAGGTTTCTTGCCTGGCATAACTGCAAGAACATGTAGGCTTCCTGATCGGTTGCAGTTGGGCAAAGGTAGTTTTTAATTTCATCCTGAGTTAATGCTGCAATCTGTTTTGATCTGATATTTTCTGGAATTGTTGCAGGCATCCTCTGGACATGCTTCTCATGTCTAATGGGCTTCTGTACTCTTGTTACAGGCTTTGTTTCCGGCTCTGCCTCTCCGTCCATTATCGCTTCAAGCTTTGCAAGCTTCTCGGCTTCTTCTGAGGCTTTCTGAGCGTCTTCGACTTCCTGACTTACAACTGCTTCGGGTACATCATGCGGGAGTTCTGAGGGGTCATCGTGGTGTTCCTCGATCCCATCAAGAGCGGCTTTTAGGGCTTCACAGTACTCTTTATAAAGTTTGTTCACATCTTTTGAATTTGTGAACGGCACTTTCACAGAGTCAATCTGATATTCTGTTTTTTGGATACCATCATCGAAACTGATTAGCCACTCCCTTTTTACACTTGCAAGCAGGGTATAACCAGAACCAAGATCCATTGATAAAACAGCAGGATCTTCAGTATCTTTGAGATTGTAGCCCTTCTTTTTCATGCTAAGAAGGATATCCATTTTTTGAGATTCTACGCTCATGCCCGGTTTCCCCCTCTGATCTTCTCAATCTGTCTACATGCCGGGCATAACCGGCAGATGTCCTTCTTCTGAGTGCTCATTTCAGCATCTCCCTCGCTTGCATCTCGGTCAGAATGTCTTCGGTAATTTCAAGAGTTACCGCGACAGGGGGCTTTTCAGCAAGAATCTTAAGCGATTCCGCGATTGATTCAAAAGCAATTAATAATCGATCCTCATAACTATTTTCTTCTGACATTGTTTGGCTCCGTGAACTTTCTTAATCTCTTATTTTTGAAAAAATAACTTCCGGCATACTGCCAGGATATGTATAAGTCAAACTTTCTACATCATCCCAAAATGATAGATTATATGTCATTATAGCAAGCAGCGACCCCGGCATTATCCCAAATATAAACACCTTAAAAATAATGTCTTCTTCAGGTTCGTGCATTGCTTTCATTTTTTCAGACAGACATTCGAGAATTAGCGGAATGTCTTTACTCTCGAAGAACCTTTTTTTTGTTTTCCCATCGGTTTGAAATCCAATGTCTTGGGGGACATCATACCGCAGGTCTAACGATACTTTTTTTGGCTCCGACATTTTTTGACACCTGCTGAAAAGAAAAGTTATAAGCCCATGCCGGGATTTTAACCCGTTGTTATGATACTACATGGACATTTAGGCCCCTGCCGGCTTAAAGCAGGGGTGATCCTCAAAGATAGATTTGATTTCGTGTTTCCCGGTCTGTTCTTCTTTGTTTCGTGGTTCCTTCTTTTTTTTATATCACCTTCA